TACGGGTGAAGGCATTGAATTTCTAACTACTGCATCAGTAGGCACTAGGCTTTTGGCTTACGACAGAAATGTGGCGGCATTTAGAAGGCTTGACCTAGCAGGAAATGAAATCCATCTTAGCCCAAACAATTCTACTAGCGTTATTGTTAATGGCTTTGGTCTTGGTGTAGGCGCATCAACTCCAACATCAGGCACAGGCATCACATTCCCCGCAACTCAATCAGCATCATCAAACGCTAATACGCTAGATGACTATGAGGAGGGGACTTGGACACCGGGAATTGCTGGTGGCACTACCGCAGGAACTTATACATACGAAGCAGTAAGAACAGGCGGCAGGTATACCAAAGTTGGAAACATGGTTACTATTTGGGGCGTTGTTCGTATAGTAGATATCACCACCGCTGGAACAGGGACTTTAGTTATCACGGGGTTACCTTTTGGCACGGGTGCAAACATGGCCTCAGTATGGCCTAATTCAAATGCTCTAGTAGTAAACATTTATGGGTCGGGAGTTAATACAAGTGCAGTAAATTATCCACCTCCGTTGGCAGGTACAACAGGTTCTTCCGGCTCTACTTCCTTTGAGGTGGGTAGTTATGGCAAAAACTATCGAATAGGCACTGTCATTGGTGATTTGACAGGGGCGTATTGGATTTACGAAATTTATGGTTCTTACACAGTCTAAGGAAAAATTATGTCCACATTCACAGAAGTCGTTTACATCTCTCAGTTTGACATCCAACCCAACGGATGCGTAGAAGGGAATGTCGCCTGCTGTGTACGAAGAAAGTCCAGTGCCGCCGTTTGTGGTTATTAAAGTGCCTGCAAGGGTTACAGCGCCAGATGTTGCGGTGCTTGGGGTAAAACCTGTTGTGCCGGCAGAGAATGTAAGTACCGGAGCAGAGGTGGCGTTTGATGCCAACAACGACACAACACCTGCATTGCTCTTGTAGTACAACTTACCGTCAGTAATGTTGATTGCCAACTCGCCGTTTGCAAGGTTGCCGGAAGTAGGCACAGCCGCCGCTGTGGTGCTGAAATAAAGCTGTATGGGTGTGTAACCTGCTTGAGCCATTTGGATGGTTCCTTATCGAGTGTAATAACTAACGTTAGGGCGGAAATATATTGGGGACTTATCACGGTCCTCTTCTTCCGCCGACAACGTGGCCTCTGCCGCGTCTTGTTTTAACATTTGAATTCTTGATGGGTCAATGCCCGGCAACAGCTTGGACAACCTGTGTGACAACTGAGCCTGAATGGCGGGCACCCAACGGTCCGGCACAGCAATTTCGTCTGTCAGTGTGCCCACGTCTTGTGGTTGCATTTCAATAATAAACTGGAACGTCTGAAACGCGTTTTGTGGCACGGGCCACAAATTTATAACCGGTGTCACCTGACGGTCAAACCAGTACTGTAAGGCACGTGTGCCCAAGAAGTCTTTGTTTGGCAGGCTGTAGTAGTCGTTGCGGTTCAAGCGCGCCATGGGTATGTCTTGTTGCACCGAGGCCAACGATATAGCACGAACCTTGACAGACACCGCAGACGTGTTGCGCAGGCGCCAGTAAATTGCCTGAGGGGATCCGTCAATCTGCGTGTAGCCCCAAGGGTTGGCGGTGCTGTTTGTTACTGTGGTGAGTGCCACCCACGTAATGCCGTCGTAGCTGTACTCAACGTTCAGTGTGATGTTGCGCACGTCAGCATAAAAGCCGGCGCTTAAAAATCTAGTTGCGTTGTACGTGGCCGTTGCTGAAGCCCCCGCGGCAATCGTGTACTCTAGGTCAATGTTGTTTGTGTTGAACGCGCCGCCTGTGTTGTCTGACACGGTGCTTGGGCGTGTCATTGAACGGTAGTTGGCCTCGCGCACGTCCACGGTGCCACGTGGCATCTCGTACTGGCGTGTCTGGGCAGAACTGCCCATCACAAGGTATTCCAACAACCACAGGTTAACACCGCGGTTAGACAGGTTAATCAGGATGTACCAAAGGGCCTGACGGGCCCTGTTGACGTATTCTGGCGTCAACTCCTCGGCCAGCTTGCCCGCTTCGCTGTAGGCAAACGAAATCAACTGGTCAACCGTGATAATGGTCTGCGCAGTTGTGTTCGAGGTGTTGTTGTAGTTGCTTGCCATTATTTCTTCTTAATGCGCTCTGGAAGTTTCTTCTGAGCGGGGCCTGCTTTCACAAACTCTTTTCCCACAGACTGCTTGATGCCTACCTTTTTGGCAAACTCGGGGGAGTGAGCCACCCCCTGCATCAAGCGTTCTTGGGACTTAGACTTGATGGGCATTTAGCACGCACCACCCATGTTGAACTTCTCAGCAACCTTCTTAGGGCCTTTGGCATTAGGTTGTTTGTCGTCGCTCTTAACACCGATCAAACCACCGGCTTTGTACGTGCGTACAGTGCCTTTCATTTTAGCGCGGCCACCCTTTTTGAGCTTGGACATGTCTGTCTTCTCGCCACCGTGGGCTTGCTCGTCGTGCATCTTGAACGCTTTTTTGACAACCTTCTTGTCTTGTGCCATGTCAGCGGCTTCGGACTCGTAGCCCTTTTTAGAGTGGTCGATGCGGGGTTTGTAAGCCATTTTATTTCCTTTTTGTTTTAGCAGAGTCTTTGAACGCCTGCGCTGTTGGTGCACCCTTGGTGCCGGGTTTTCTCATCGTTTCAGCAGGGCGCCCTTCGGCTTTTTGCTTTTCGATACGTTCTCTTTTTAAATGAATATTGGCGTATAGTCCGGGTTTCATATTAGCAGTTCCAACTTTTCAAAGAGGCTTTAGCGCGTTCTGCAGGCCCTTTAGACTTTGCAACCACGCCCTCCATCCTCGCACAAAAACTTGCTTTACGGCCCGCGTCTGCCTTGGTCTTAGGGTTTGGCGCGGGTGGTTTCAAGTTTGAATTATTCTTGGCGTTGTACTCAGCACGCCCTTTAGCCGTCATGCCCGCACCTTTATCGGTGGGGTTGTACGTCTTGTCTTTTCCCGTTGTCTTACGGGGAATAGGTTTGTCGTGTTCTCGTGCCATAGTCTTGCGCTCCTATAGATAATTACCCACAAAAAAGGGCCGTTATGCCCTTAAAGTAAAGCGCATTCGGCCGTTCGTCTTTTAAGCAAACCGGGCAAAACCTTACCGCCGCCCTTGGTCCACAACATTAACTGCTCCTTGGCACCCTCCCAGTCCTGCGCGTTGATCTTGCGCTTGAGGGTGGACGTCTGTAATCTGCCTATTCCAAGGTTGTAGCAGAAGTCCACGATGGCGTTACACCTGCGCTCGTCTGCCGCAAGGATAGGGCAGTTGCGCAACACCCCGGGTAGGTAGTTGTGGTGCAACTCGGTCATCAAGAGCGCCCTAGCCGTGGGCTCGTCCATTGGGGCGTCTTCTAGCGTCACCTTGCGCCCGTCTGCGTAGTAGGTGGACCCGTACCCTATGGTTGCCACGTTGGCAGGGCACAGGTAGGGTTTGGCCCTGTAGCCCTCAAACTGACGGCAGAATGCCGCCGCAAGGTCTAGGTTCATAGTCCACGCTTGGCTAGTGTACGGTCGAGGAACCAGAAGTTAATAGTTCCGGCCAGCAAGGCTGAGAAGTCTGGTGTCATCATTGTCTTAAAGACTTCGATAGGAAGGGCGCCAGCAAGCCACGCGTTCCACGCAAACCAGACGTGAATAAACGACCAGATAAACAGCACCCAGTAGGTCACCACAGGGCGCACAGATGCGGATAAAGATGCGGCCCATCCACCAGCGGCTTTGACCATGTCCGCCTGCTGTTGAATGGCGCTGTTAAAGGCGTCCATGACACCCACGTCCACCGCGGCTTCTCTAACTGCGCCAATTTCTGCGAGTTTCTGTGCGCCTCTTAGTTGCTCTAAATCGCACTGGCGGGAGAACATTAAAAGTTCATGCTGGCGCTCGTTCTTCTTGTCAAAGAACTTGAGCACCTCGGGTGCCATGCGGAAGATACCGCCAAAGATGGAGCCTAATAGGCCGCCGCTTAAAATATCTAACATGCTTAATCCTTACAGCTTGGTTTTTTGTCTTCGTTCTGCATCAACTTGATACCACTCAGGAACCCAATCATGCCGCCGATGAGAGTAGAAAACGCGGGTGAAATCATCTTGAAAATTTCTGCGTTGTCCACTTCCTTGGCCCACAGACCGAGCATAAAGCTCATTACCATGGCCAATACCGAAATGCACAGGGTCGTGCTTACCATGAGCGTGACCCACAGAGTCAGCTTGTCTTTCACCTCTATTGGGGTTTTGCGTACTGGTTTCTTTGTCATGCGTATTTGTCAAAATGTCTTTGGTTAGAAAATATCTCTAATTCAACAGTTGTTTGGTGTGCGCGTTTGTTGTACAACTCAAGGGCATACGCCTCAACAGCCTCGTTCAACTTTTCGGCTTTCAGAGCCTGCTTATACTCATACTCCAGCCGTTGTGCACGGGTCTCGGCGGCAATTGCCCTGACGTCGTACTCTTTGGGAAACACAAACGGATACCATTTGTGTAGCTGGATCATTTTTTCTCTCGCTCAAGTGCCTCTTTGTACCCATGAACTACTTTACCCCTGAGTTCTGCTGAATCCGCCGCACCCGCCCACTCGGACAGGTTGTTCCAAATAACCACCAAATCTTGGCTTCTGCAAAACTTCACATTGTTTGTCAGCCACCTTGACATCTGTTGATGCCGTTCTGACGGGTTGTGTATGGTGTACGCTATTCCGTAAAACTCTCTTACGTGGCAACCAACTTTAGCTTCAGCACCAACTAATAGACAAACAATGATTAGTGCTAAAACTACCCATTTCACTTGTCCGCCTTGTTATCTAACTTGTCAAAGATCTTATTCAACATCTCTTTGATCTCAAGAATAGAATCTTTAAAATCTTCACGACGCACAAAGTCTTGATTGACTTCGCGGTTTAATTCGCGCACTTCCGCTTTCAGGTCCTTGATGGCGTCCCAGATCGTTTTCAAGATCCAACCTCCAAAGGCACCGGACAACGTGATGGCCGCGTTGAACAAGTCTTGCGAGTCCATGACTACTCCAGATTAGGATTATTTGGTGCGTTGGGAATCGGGAGGCTGTGCCCCGGTAACGCAATAGAGACGTCAGGCCTCGGGTGCCTGAGTGTGATGTTCTCAGTTTGAATGGCGGCAAGGCGCCACGGGTCGAACTGATCCAAGTCGTCAGGGCATACCATGAGACCGGGAAAGTTAGGATCCGATTTGAGAAGCGTGTACGACATTTTGCGATTGCAACGATCGCAGACAGCGACGGACAGTACAGACTGTCCGCGCGTGTCACAATAAGCACCGCCGTAGTAGGCGTTACCCATTATCGAACTCCGGCTTGGATTACGGTGAGCGTAGAGTTAGTGCCGCCAGTTACCTGAATAGCCCGGAAAGGCTGGTTCACGATAGGGCTGGCTGGCGCCGCAACCCAAGTCATTGTAGGTGCTGTAGGTACTGGGTACCCTTGCGCGTCCAACGGAAATGGGTCGGTATAAGAGATCTCAACAGTACCTGCGCCAGTAGCAACGTAAGAAACGTTGATAGGCGCCACGTACTGGTCGATCGGAACAAGAACGTTCGCTCCAACTGTTACTTGACGCATATCAGTCCTTAGGAGTTAGTGTAGCCAGAACCGTAGGCAATGATAGAACCGTCAGGATTACGCT